CGCCTTTTACTAAATAAGGATGGCGATGGTCATCCTTTTCCCTCAGTCCGGGGTTTTTCTGGAAGCTCAAACATTCGTCATGGGGCCTTAACGGTCTAAGAGTTGCCCAGTGCCATTACGGCATCGGTTCGAAGCTGAAACGCTTTGTTTTGTGTGACCATTGTATCGGAAGATTCTACAATGGATCATCACACATTGCTTATACACGAGGTGCGGAACGTACCATCATTCTCGTCTGTCAGACGCCTTACTCACGTATTACTTGAGTCTGGTTTTCTGACTGTTCGGGCGTGGAGGGGAAATTCCGCCCCCTGCAGTCGCTAGATACAACTGGAGCAACCACTCAGTGCCCTCTCCCGTGGTGTGGTTCTAGCTCCTTAAGGAGTGATCAACTGCAAAGCCCTAAGTAGCGATAGCTAGGAGATTTAGCTTGGTAAGCTCTTTATTACTGCAACAAAGACAGACCAAAATCAAAACAAGCGTATTGCGCAGCTTGAAAAGAAAGAAAGTCGCAACGCGGAACTCATTGAAGCGCTCGTAAAGCGTGGAGTGAAGCAAAAGGAAGCCGCCAAAACCAAGAAACCGACCCGTAAACACCATGGCCTTCTGGCCGATATTGGTACAGGTGTAGGTTCGATTTTTGGTGGCACAAAAGGCGCAGCAATCGGTCGCGGGGCCGGTGCAATTCTTGGGGATATTTTCGGGTGGGGTGACTATGAAGTTACTTCGCCTGTCCCTTATCCAGTCAAGAGCAACACAATTATGGGATCGGTTCATCCGCAACAAATGCCACTGATGCACACCGGTGACGGTGGCACCAGAGTTGCCCATCGAGAGTTCTGCATGGACTTACAACTCTTTGCTGAACCTGCAGGTGGACCATTCATGGGCCGTTTCTACGAATTGAACCCCTGTAATCCAAACATCTTCCCATGGCTTAGCAGCATTGCTGAGCACTATGAACAGTACAAGTTCATAGGGTTGACGTTCGGGTTCAGAGGAACCGCATCCAACACAACGGTCGAGGGTTCACTCGGGTCAGTTGCTTTCGCTACTCAATACGACGTGTATGAGAAGCTTTTCAACCACAAGTCTGAAATGCTTAACTCACTCTTCGCAACGAGTTGCAAACCAACGGACTCCATGTTACACCCGATCGAATGCGACCCCGATAAGACGCCATCCTTACCACGATACACAAACGCTCAATCAGTTGTCGGCTCAGTCCGTGACAAGACACTGATAAACCATGGGCGTCTCACAGTTCTCGCAGCAAAGACTCAGGCCACATCCACAGTTTATGACTGTGGTGAACTCTGGGTCTCATACGACATTCTGCTAACTAAGCCAATTGCCACAATCTCAACAGCGAGCCCACTCGTCATGGTCCTTCCGGATCAAAAGGGTATGCCGCTGTCAATCAGGCGATAGCTAAGACAGTAGATGTCATTTCTCCTCCACTCTTCTCCTCTCTCTATCCATAGCTTAGTTCCCACCTTTTTTGGTGGTTCCGACATTGTTGTAGTGTTCAACGATTATCTGACTGTTGCACCGCAAAACGTGAGTTATGTTAATTCATTGCACGGCGGGGAGACCCACCGGTGTGACATGAACAATCTGCGCATGACCAAAGCGTAAAATTTATGAACACACAAACAACGATGTCGACTCATCTTATAGTCGCCAGCTATATGGCACAAGACATGTATTTTGTCCGATTGTGGAGGTACCACACGTTTGCACGTAATGCACGTAGGCCGCGACAAGGCCGCCGCCCTGTGTTTACACGGGGCACAAACTCAATAGCATCATGAAAGTTACAATTTATCAAACTAGGATGCAATGGGGCAATTCCGCAGCACCAGGTCAGGGTACGACCAAGATCAAAGCGGAATCCTGGGGACGCGAGCTAGTCACTCGTGAATCCTCCATGTCACCTCGGAAAGTGGCATCGACAAAATGGGCAACATATCCACAGACCACGTGTTTACCGCCGGCACGTGCATCTGGAAGCGAGGCGAAGCACGCCACTCCTCGAGAGTGGCGTGACCTTCAGCAGCTGCAAGCCAGCTGCCAACGACGTCGTACATCAAAGTACTACGAGCCACATAGGGATCAGCCAGGGTGGGCGCTAGTCAAGCGTCACCCCAGGCAGGTGCGCCGATGGCGGAAGGTGCGAAACTATTCGCACAATCAGCATCGGCACAGGACTCCCTCGTCCAAAAAGCCAGTCCGCAGAGTACCTGCACAGCGTTATTCATCGCATATCGCGTTGCAAATTGATTCGTCAGACAAGTCTGGTCATGACGACAAATTGCGACGTAAACGCGATAGGAGACAACTTGAACTACACCTTAAATCGGAGGAGACTCGGAGGCGTAAAGTTGTTAACAAACGCAAAACGCGGTATGGCAAAAACTCATCAACCAATGGTTTCTTCATTAAATCGCACACCACAAGTGAAGCAACCCCGTACTCTCGTCCAACGACGCAGTACGCTGGGATACGAATTGGTGGGGCCAAACACCCTGGGCCTCAAATGATGAGCGAGGTTGACATTGCCGACAAATGCACTAGGAAAGTCTACAACCTAGAGAGCAGGTCAGGCAGTTCCTCAAAGGGTACAGGTAGCAACAACAGCATTGGATTGGATGAAGTGGGACGTCCAGTGACTGATGCCGAAACTCATGCACATAGGTTCAGCAAAGGGACCGCCAGACCGAAAAATGCTAGTAATGGCATAATATTCGGTGAAGCGGAACATCCTGGACCCACCTACACCTACTGCTCCAACGAGGGTAAGTGCGGGTACCAAGGTGCCCACTACCATCTAAAGCCTGCCCAAAAGAAGAGCGAGGGAGGTAAAAAGAAAGATGGTGGTGACAAAAGTGACGGCAAGAAGTCCCCGAAGAAATTCGGGGCAGAGAAGCGCATAGCCATCAAGAAGAACACGTTGGCTAAAACGCAAGGTTGTACCAAATGTAAGTACGGGATGGTGTGCAAGTTTTTCGACGATCACTACCATCCTGAAAGAGACGATCGGGAAGCCAAAGGCAGGCGCGGTAACAGAGAAAACCGCGCACGCCAGGTCGTTGCCGAGGCAGTGGCCAACGAACTCGAACAGGCGGCCGGACAGCAGGACGCCTTGTTGCAAGCACTTGCTGCCAATGCAGTACAAGACGCGGTTGAACAGAAAGGTCAAGAACCCCCACAAGCATTACCGGCGCAAGCCGAGAACAAAGTTAACAATGTAGGGGGTGATGCCAATCCAGGCGACGGCGGTGGTGGCGGTGTTTCAGAGGACGAGGACGATGGTGCCGACGAGGCGGCAGCCTTTCATGCTTACCTTGCAGAGGTTAAGCAGGAGGAGGTTGTCAAGAAGGCGGCACAGGAGGCCGAAAACACCCGCCGCATACGTGAGCGCATCAGATCAACTGTCAGAGCACATATGATCAATAGCGATTACTCACAAGCGGCGGATAGGCGAACCGCATTTGCAAAAGCTTACAACATCGCGACAGCCGAGAACTTATCGGCAACATGCGAAGATGTTAGTGGATTCGTGAATGACACTATTCGGCAGGCGATGGCCGAGAGCGTCGATGATTCACATGATTTGTGGGGAGCCGCACAAGGCGCCAATATCAGCTGGTTTGACAACGTCAAATATTGCTGGCAACTGAGTTTCGGATTACCAGGTCTCTTCCCTGTTCTCGCGACACAGCAGCCAGCATGGTACCGGCATTTTGGCTACCAAATGGTTCCGAGTGGGAATCAATTGCTCACAGCGAGGGCGATCAACTGCGCTGTGACCCTGGTCAAGGCATCAGGTGAGGAGTGGTTAAAGAGAGGATTGAATTCTGCCTTGACTACGTATTTCCTAGGCCCATTGCTCCCAGCTGCTGTGCTACCTATCGCCTCAATGGTATTTAGTAGTGCATTGGTGGCAGGGACTGAGGCGAAGTCAAGAGGAGACTTCCTCATCAGGACAGCCGCACACTTCTTCTTTGCAGATTGTGTGCCAAGGTCTTTAAGACAGTATGTCACTGGCGCATCCTTTGACACGCAGATATACAGCAGATGGGACATCCTGCTTTCAGGTTTATCCCACGGAGTTGTCAATATCGTTTCAGGCTGGATGGGACTTAGGACATTCGACATGACATGCCGACATGCGACATTACCGGTGGAAACTCTCGGGGGGAACGGACGTGCTGTCACCAGACGGCAGGGACGTGAACTTATGGAGAGACTTCCTGTGGTTGATGACGTGTGTCTGCACATGTACAAGACGAAAGTCGTTCCAACACAGCGGAATTTCCACGTGAAGAGAGGCCGTCTAGATTGCCGTGCCAAGTTCGGTACGCGCAAAGCATTTGGCGTGATTGGAGTTGATGCACGTATACACAGAAGTTGTACACACAATGAGCAGATTTCACTCAATGCACGCGTTGGTAAACTCTTGCCGATGCACGAGTCGCCAAAGTTGGAAGCTGATGTGTTAAGGCATTGGACCAATGCTTCATGGGCTGTTGATCACCTACTCAGACTCGTTCCAAAGACGAGACAACCAGTCCCTTTCGAATCCTGGATAGTGGGCTTTAACCCGAGGAAAAAGCAGATGTACCGCGACTTGAGGAACTCCCTCATGTCACGTGAGTCTCTTGGTTCTAAGGGCCCACCCATCACGTCTTCATTCATCAAGCGGGAGAAGTTTAATAGGGTCGTGTTCAACGACCCTGTGATGGTGGAGAAGGATCCAAGGATGATCCAAGGGGCACCACCAGAGTTCCAGTTACAATGTGGACCAATTGTACGCATGGCTGCACTGAAGTTCAAGAAACACGTGAAGCCTAGAAAGGCCGATCCGGCAGACGTGCGAGCAGGTAGACAAATAGTGTACACCAGTGGTCTCAGCAATGAGCGTATCGGAAGAGAATTCCGTAATGCAATAACTGCTGTCTCGGCATCAGTGAGAGATGATGACTGTATCGTTTTCCTTGAAGACGATCAGTCAAGATTCGATCTTCACTTGACTGAGGGGGCGTTTAAATGCTTGGACCGCTACTACTCTGGTGCTATACCAAAGTCCGTTCGCAACCTACTTCGTCGAGGTAAGAGCCGCGGCCGGACAGCACTCGGAACCAGATACAGCGTGGATTACACGATGCAGTCTGGATACCCTGATACCGCCTTTGCAGACACAACACTGAATTCAGTTATGAAATTGGTGATACATGGTGTTGGTAACAACTGGGTGAGCATCATATGTGGTGATGACAGTGTTACTGTCACAACACGTAATGCGCTCACAAAGCTAGGTGGGTTGGAGGGTATCATGAACTCATACGCGGCATTCGGAATGGAGGTTGTCGCTAAGGTCTCAAATGTGTACGAAGGTGTGGAGTTTTGCTCAGCTAGATTTATGGCTGTTGGTAATTCATTCATACTTGTTCCTAAAGTTGGAAAGCTTATGGCCAGAATGGGCTATGATACTGTCGATAGACCGTATCAGGAACATATCAAGCGTATGCGTGGCGTCGGACAAACACTTCGCTCATTCGGTGCGTACTGCCCCATCATGGGGACGTATGGTACTAGGATTTGCAATGTTGTTGGTGATGGACCACTGCTTGATAACCACATTGAGACCAGCTTCTACGAAAGGTTCAGTGACGGAACTGTCCAAGCATCATGGGCAGACATCCTCCTGTATTTTGCACAGCATTACCAATTCGTGGAAAGAGATGTCTTAGATTGTATCGGGTACCTCAACACGAGCGAGATCTATGGTGATCTCACTCATCCATTACTAGTGGAGATTGCAGTCAGAGACAGCATCTAAATAGTCTTCAGCCCTCCCGTACGCACTCGATAGATGCGCGGGTTCGACGATCCCGTGGGCAGTCGTATCTCAACTACGTAGTCGCTTTCGCGTTATCGATAGAAACGCTTAACACATCCAGCCGTACAACGGCTACGGGTCCACAAGACCCTTGTTCGTGCTTTATGCACACTCACTAGACCAACTTGGTGGCCCACATTGGGCAGCTATATATCCAAGTCCTAGTGACGTCTCAGACACACTAAACCC